ATGACTACAACTTTTTAGATCAAAACATTCAATATGTATTAGGCATGAGCGTTCCACCGGTCATGTTGGCTCAGATTGCTCGTCAAATATATATACAATGGTTTGCAACGAAGGTAGTCAGAAATGAAAAAGCGAGGTCGTAAAACAAAGTATTGTCAAGAAATTGTTGACGAGATTTGCCAGCATTTGTCGACCGGCAATACTCGTCGAACGTCATGCATTCTTGCTGGCATTTCGGAAGATACGTTTGCGATTTGGCTTGCAAAATATCCGGATTTTTCGGATTCGGTCAAGCGAGCAGAGGAACTTTCGATTGCTCGAAATGTCGCTCATATACATAAAGCGGCAATGACAACTTGGCAAGCAGCGGCATATATTCTCGAACGCCGTCGACCTGATGATTGGCGCTTGAAGACTTCGCTCGATATCACAACGAACGGCAAAGACATTCGGTCAATGTCAAACGACGAACTTGAGGCAACACTTGAACGACTCCGAACTATTGTCCAAGCAGATCGAAATTGAACTGCTCAAACGACAACTGAATTTCAGTCAATGGTATCAGTTTCATATGCCAAGAAACTATTCGTTTCCGTTGCATATAAAATACCTTTGTTCGCTCGTTGATAAAGTGTTGTCAGGTCAACTGCAAAATGTCGCAATCAGCCTTCCTCCCGGTCATGGAAAGTCGCAAACAATCACGACCAGGCTTCCGCTTTATTGGGGTGAGCGAAACCCTGACGACGCAATCGTTTTTACGGGATATAGTCAAGACTTTGTTGAACGGTCATTGTCTAAGCCAGCAAAAGATTTGGCAAAAGAAATTGGCATTCTTGACGGATCATCGAACGCAATGGCTGAATGGAAACTTCTCAATGGAGCCAGACTTGTTGCCCGCGGCGTTGGCTCGGCGCCAACAGGCATCAATCCAATTTCGTTGCTGATCTGCGACGATCCAATCAAAGATCGCAAACAAGCGGAGTCAGCCGTTGAGCGAAACAACATATGGGATTGGTGGACCGGATCAATCGTTCAGCGTTTTTACCCTCGAACAAAAGCATTTGTGATTGCGACTCGCTGGCATCACGACGATCTGATTGGTCGACTCAAGGCTCAAGCAGATCCGTCTTGGACGTTCATAAACCTGCCAGCGATTGCTGAAGAAAACGATTTGCTCGGTCGTAAAGTTGGCGAAGCATTGTGGCACGATGCAAAGCCGCTTTCGTTTCTGAATGACGTTCGATCTCAAATGGGCGAGTTCAACTTTTCGGCATTGTTTCAGGGTAATCCAACGCCAAGAGAAGGCGCCTTGTTCAAAGTCAATGCGCTGAAGTTTGTTGACCATGCTGATTTGCCAGTAATGGTCAGCGTTGTTCGCAAATGGGACTTAGCAGCGAGCGAAGGTCGAGGCGACTATACTGCTGGCGTCAAAATCGGAATTGATGCCAAAGGCGAGTTGTACATTTTGGACGTTGTTCGAGGTCAATGGTCAACTGACCAGCGAAACGCAATGATTGTGCAAACGGCACGACTTGACGGACCGACGGTCAGAATCGTTGTGCCTGAAGATCCAGGTCAAGCAGGAAAGGATCAAAGCCTCGCTATGATTCGTCTCTTGAATCAGTACAACGTAAAAGCAGTTCGAGAAACTGGATCGAAAATCGTTCGAGCCGACGGACTCGCTGCACAAGTCAACGGAGGCAACATTTGTTGCGTTCGAGGATCATGGATCGAATCGTTTGTTGAGGAGTTGCGACAATTTCCAACAGGCGTCAACGACGACATGGTCGACGCCGCTGCTGGAGCGTACAACGAATTGGTCAACGTGAAAAATGTTTGGGATTGGAATATATGAAACTGTTTGGCATTGAAATTCGAGCCGCTCGTCAACTTCCGAAAAACGTCAACATGGAAGTCGTTGGCAATCCATACGTTGGCGGATCAGCAATACTCGGTGGTTATTTGCGCTACGGCGCAACAGATCGAAACTGGCGAGTTGAAGCAGGTCAACTCGAAGCGAATTCGACCGTCGCAATTGCTGTTGCGAAGATCAGTCAAAAAGTTGCTCAATCGTCATTGTGCATCAAGCAAGTAAACGCCGACGGTTCGGTCGTATACAAACAAGACCAGCGATTGTACGCTTGGAAAATGCCAAACCCTGATCTTGACGAACAAACATTGCTGAAGGCAATTGCTTGTTCATTGTCAGTTTATGGCAACGCTTACTTGCTGAAGCGACGGTCAAAAGCAGGTTTGATGATTGGACTCGCTCCGCTCATGCCGTATCAGGTCCAGCCAAAAACTGACGTTCATGTCAACGGTTCGCCAAACGATGGCAACGAGCTCATCACGAGGTATCAAGTCACGCCGTATGGCGGCGCCGGAATGTTTTACGTTGATCCTGCTGACATGATTCATTTCAGATCAGGCATGGTTGATCCGCAAAATCCAGCGCTTGGAATGTCGGCGCTTATGGCGGCGCTCAGACAAATCGTGACTGACAATGAGGCGGCGAATTACGCTGCAACACTTATGACAAATATGGGAATACCCGGCGTCATATTTTCGCCGAAAGACGCCAATGCAAACGAGCCGACGACCGAGCAACGAAAGTCGATGAGGGATCGCTGGCAAAGTTTTACAAGAGATCGAAGAGGTCAGGCAATGGATCTGCCGGGTGCGTTCGAGATCACAAGAGTTGCAATGTCTCCAACAGACATGAAAGCGATTGAAACGAAAATTCACAACATGACCGAAATTCTCGCTGCACTCGGCGTTGATCCAATGGTCATTGGTTTGCCAAGCGACTCGAAAACCTACAACAACATTGCTGAAGCGAGAGAAATTTTTATCGAAGATACGATCCTGCCGTTGCTATCGGTCATTGCTCGAACGCTTGACAAAACTTACTTCGCCGAAAAAACTTTGCAGTTGACGACTGAACAAGAGTTGGCGTTTGATCCGTCTTGCTATCGTGAACTTGACGAAGATATTACGGCAAAGTTTGACCGGGCTGAAAAGGTATTCAAAGCAGGTGGTTCGACTCGAGGCGAGTTTAGAAAATCGCTTGGGTTCATTACTGATCTCGACGATCCTCGAACGTTTTTCGACATTCAGTCATTGGCGGCGCCAGTCAAATTGACCAGATCACAAAAACGATATTCGCTCGAACAACTTAATCGACTCGAAGAAATTCAACTGGATCATGCTTGACCATAGAACAATCATCATTCGAGCCGAGCCAGCGCCATTTGCTCAAGGCAAAAACAGATCTCATCAGGTTTGGTATGAAGACATGATTGACCATAACTGGCGCAAATCGAAACAAGCGACAAAGCGATTGCTTGACGGTTTGCCGACGAGACGTTGGGCTGACGAGTTTTTTGACGCCATACTTCAAGCGAATGCCAATGCTCATTGGATCGGGCGTGATCTTGTCAGCCAGATCGAAACAGAATTCAGCGAGGAACTTGACGCCTTAGCAGCGAGAGGCATTGCTGACAATGACGCCGAATATTTGCTGAAGTTCATTGACGACATTGAAGACGGCAAATATACACTTGACGACGGATCATTCAACGAGTCAGCAATTCTGAATCGTCAGCGACTTTATTTAGGTCGAGCAAGAGGTCTTGCTGGTCAAGCGTCCGTTGATGCGCTTGAGCCACAAACAGAAATTTTCTGGCGTCTTGGCGGCAACGAAAAACATTGCGCCGATTGTCCGGTGCTGGCATCCATTTCGCCGTTTTTCAAAGACGACTTGTTCGCAACGCCCGGTAGTTGTGATACGCCGTGCTTAGGCAACTGCAAATGTCACCTCGAGTTTAAGATCAACGGACAAAACGTGCAGACAATTCGTCCTGTATCATTAGAGATATAGCAATGGCAAACCCAATGGTCCCCTCTCAATCAGTTCAACGTGCCTGCAAGCGAGGTCTTGCAATGGTCGAAGACGGACTTGGCGGCGACGGTCTTGAACCGACGACAATCAAAGAGGCTCGGTCAATGGCAAACGGCGAGGAGCAAACTGAATTCAAAATTCGCAAAGGCAATAGGTGGTGGGGACGCAACGCTCGTTTTCTTGACGAACCTGACGATTCACCTGCAATGGTCGCTGCAATGTTGTGGGGAGGCAAAGACGGACCAGCATGGTTCAAACGTGCTTACGAATTCGTCCTAAAGCAAAAGGAAAACAAAAGTATGAATTTTTCGATGCATCAAACCCGGCAATTCAATCTTCGAGTTGACGGCGCTGAACAAACTCAAGCCGGGCTGAAAGGCATTGCGCTCGCCTACGGTCAACTTGATTCGTATTGCTCGGTCTTTGCTCCAGGATCAGGCACCGAAAGCCTGGACTCGTTTGTTGCCAACGGTTCGTTTTTGTCTGGTCACGATGCTGACGATTTGCCGATTGGCTTTATCAGATCAGCAGTTGATGTTGGCACGGGCATCGAAGTCGAAGTCGATTATCATTCAACTGATGATGCGCTCGCCGCTCGAACGGTTGCGAAGGAAAGACTCGCTGCTGGCAAAAAGGTTGGACTTAGCATTGGCTTTATCGTCGGCAACTATATTGAATATCCGAACGGCGAAGCAATGATTCAAGGGTTGGAAACGATGCGACAAGACTTGAGCAAGTACAATCTCGAAGCGATTGCGAAATGCCAGCGTGAATGCTATTTGATAATGAAAATTGACAAGATCATGGAAGTCAGCCAAGTCAATTTCCCGTCGGTGCCAGAAAGCGAGGCGTCGTCGGTCAGAAAAGATTTGAGTCATTCTCTTGATGGTTTGACTCTAGTGGACCAAATCGAATCGGTTCTTGATGCCGTCAACGAGGTCAGCAATCGTGCAATTGAAGTTCAAAAACTTCGATCTGCACAATCGAAAACAATTGGAAAATCGACTTTTGATCGGATTGAAGAGTTGCGAAATGAGCTCAACAACTTGCTTGTTGCAGTCAATTCGCCAACAGAATTCGAGCGACAACAAGCGAAATTTGACCAATTCAAAGTGATCCTATGAAAACAACTGAAGAACTAAAAAAGCAGTTGAGCGAAGCAATCTATGAAGCGGATCAAATCCGAAGCGAATATGCCGGCAACAAAGTGATGCCAGCAGACGTCGAAGCGAGATTTGACAAAGCGGCGAATGATGCGCTCAACGCCAAAGAGCAACTCGAAAGATTGCAAAAACTCGACGACGTGAGATCGTATGCAATGCAACCTGCATCAGGTCCGGGAATTATGGGCGACTCGAAGCAAGTCAACGACAACGTTGATCCATTGGTGCGAGCATGGAAAAACTATTTGCGAGGCGACGCTTCGCAAGTATCAAACATTCGAGCTCAACAGCAGGTCAATCCGAATACTGCTGGCGGATTTTTGGTGCCGACTGCAATTGCAAACGAGATCATCAAACCAATCGACAATCCGATTTTCATGCGACAAATCTGCAACGTTCAGCAAATCAACGCAAACGTTTCGGTGCCTCGTCAAATCAATCGGGCAACTGCTTATTGGCAAGGTGAAACCGAGCCAGCAATCAATACAAACGTGATTGTCGGTCAGCGAGATTTCAAGCCACAACGATGCACCGTTCAAACGTCAGCAAGCCGATTGCTGATTGACCAATCGGTCATTAACGTTGAGCAATGGCTCGCTGGCGAACTTGACTACGTCACTAGATTGAAAGAGGAAGAAGCGGCAATGACCGGCGACGGTACTGGCAAGTGGCTTGGAATCTTCACGGCATCGAACGACGGCATTTCAACGGCAAGAGACGTTCAAACTGCTGGCGCTTCAATCGCTGCTGACGATATCATTTCGACTTTGATGAACGTCAAAGCGACCGTTCGAGATCGAGGCGCTTGGGTTGGATCGAGAGCGTTCGTAACAGCAGTTATGAAACTCAAAGACTCGGCGAATCAGTATATTTTCAGCGAGTCAGCCGGAATCGGAAACGTGCTTGCTGTTGGAACGCCAATGACATTGAAAGGTCGACCGTTGTACGAAAGCGAATCTGCTCCAGCGACTCTCGCTGCTGGCACTTACGCCGCCGTATTCGGAGATTATCAGTATTATCGAATTTACGATTTTATGATGCTGGCAATTCAAGTTCTCGTCGAAGCGCCTTATGCGAATGCAGGTGAATATGGCTATGTCATGCATCGATTCAGCGACGGCGCTCCAGTTCTCGAAGAGGCGTTCAGCCGCCTTCAGGTGAAACCATAATGTCTATCTTCAATGAATTTCAAATCGTGACAATGTTTCCGGACGCAACAGCAGCGACTACCAAAAACCTCGCTGCTGGCACGACCGACGTAAACTCGTCAGCGCTGGATCTTCTCGGAGACTTCAACTGCAACATCGTCATTGATCTAGGCGCCGTCACGGCAACTGGCACCGGAACGTTCAAGTTGCAACGATCCGACAACGGAACAACTTGGGCAGATATCACCGGTGCAAGCTACGCCTGGACCGACGCTGATACGAACAAGACCGTGACTTTGTGCGTCAGCCAAGTCACTCACCGTTATGTTCGAGTTGCTATCGACCGAAATACGGCAAACACCGTCATAAGCGGAATCAAGGCGTATTGCGCTCCACGATCTCAAGCAGTCACTCAAGCAACCGGAGCGAATCAAAACGCTGGCGTTGTCGTTGTTGCTGGCACTTGGGTTTAATCTGAACTTCGACAATGGCTTACATAACTGCAAACGAACTGGCTCAATACTTGGAAGACAAAAACTTTGCCAATGGCGAAGTTTCCAATGATGATGCCGTCAGGTTGCTTGCAGTTGCCATTGGCGAATGGGAACGTCTTGTCGGTGTTGTCCCCTTCCAATCTTCGTCGGTCACTAAGACTTATGATCCTCGTGACATTCAGTCTGACCGGCGAGGTTGGATTCTTGATCTGGCAACGCCATTGTCAGCCGTGCCAACGCTGGTCAAGTCTGGCGTTGAAACTGGCAATGCTGGTCAAACACTTGTTCAATGGACCGACTGGCAAATGCCTGATACTTCAGGTCCATGGACGCAAATCATTTTCAATACTTATCCGCTTAATCGACTCGAGATCACCGGGCTGTTTGGATATATGATCTCAAGCAACATCAATGCTGAAATAAACGATGCGCTTTATTACTTGGCATCAGCGAGAGTCATGGAAGAAAACGACGGCAAACAAGGTCGAGTCAGCCGGGTAAAAACTGGTCTTGTCGAAATGTCAATGCCTGACGACTCGTCAGAAATTTTCCGCAAACGAGCGAGGGACATTGCTCGAAAATATAGATTGTCGTGAGCTTACCTTTCAAGCCTCATCGTTTCAGGTTTTTTTTGCAATCACCACGATTGAATGCTGACCGAGTGATTGAGGGTTATGATCCTCTTGATCCTGGAGTTGAACTTGAGGGTTGCGGTCAACAAGTGATGCCCGGTCAATCATATGATATTTTCGGTCGTGAAATTGACAACGGTATGGCATTCTACGTTGACGTGACAAACCTAGCGAGATCGGTCATAAAAGTTGGCGGCACGATTGAATTCGACGGCAACTTGATTTTCATTGAAAAAGTTCAGATCAACGAACAAGGTTTGCCGTCAGATCATATAGCAGTTTACGGCGTTATGGCGAGGCATTGATGCATTACACTTTGATTTTCAACACGATTGCTGGTCATATAAAAACAGCGTGGAATATACAAACGACTTCGCCTGGTCGTGCAGCGAAGCCTACCCTTCAACTTCCTCGTGCCGTGCTGACGCTCGAAAACGTTGACCGTTTACAATCAGGCAGGTCGATTGAACAAACGTGGACTTGGAATATTGCCGTTCAGTTTGCGTTGCCGACAACAAACATTGATCCGCAAGAATTCATTTCCAGCAAATGCGAAGACCTGATTGACTTGCTGACGCCGTTCAGCGAATCAGCCGGATCCGTTCCTGCTGTTGCTGGTCCGTTTGGCACGATTGGATATATGCCAATAATCGAGCAATGGTCACCGATTCCGCTTGACGATGTTGACAATGCTTGTGGCTTGAGCATTCGATTTGTCGTGAGGTCCACGGTTTGGCAATAAAACGAACGCCCACAAAATCGTATCTGGCGACGGTCGAAAAGTTCAAACGTCTTGACTTATCGTTTGATGAAGGCGTTGAACTCATTCGACAAAACGTCGCTGTTGATCTGAAAAACTTTACTGAAGGCGCTATGCCAGCAAAAAAGGAACGAGTCAAATGGCTCGCTCGAATGGGGCATCCATACGGTCGAAAGTCGTCAGCAGCGGAGTCAACTGATTACGGTCTAAAGCGAGGCATCACAAAGGAAAGGCGAGCCAGAGAAAGGAAACGAACGAATCGAACGTCGGCACCGACATTGCCGATTGGCGAGATATCTGGAACCTTACAACGAGCTCGTTTCGTCCGTACTGATAAGCGCTTCAAAAAGCGAATCATTGTTGCCGGGTTTTCAAGATCAGGTGGTGGTGGTTTGTTTGCCGTAAGACCGGAAGGAACGAAACGTATGGTTGGTCGAGGCTTGTGGGGCAAAGGCGAAAAAGGTGCGCTTGGCAAAAAAGTTCGAGAATATCGAAAAGCGTTTCGAGATCATTTTTTGAGAGAGCAATACAAACCATAGGAAAAAAAAAGAAATGAAATATGCTGGCGATTTGACTGCTTATACACTTGGTGGAACAAGCTACCTTGCTGACTTCAGCAATGTCAGTTTCAAAATTGGCGTGAACGTTGAAGAAGGAAAAGGCGGCGCTCAACGTCATGCAAATGCTGTTCCGGTCAAGCGAATGTTCGAGGCTCGAACTGAGATCATGCGAACTGTTTCAAACGTTCGTCAAACAACGTTGACATTGTCTGTTGCAAATCTTGTCGCTGACGTCATTGCAAAAGTCAGAAACCTGAGCATTTCAATCAGCACAACGTCTCAAGAATGCTCGGCTCGAAATGACCAGTTTGAAACGTATCAAGCGACTGGCACAAAGTTTACTGGCAACGCAACGCTTCAAATTCTCGATGCTGATACGACAACTTTGCTTGATACGGTCAACGGCACGTTGTCTGGCGTTGAAACAACTTTGTCTATTACTGTTGGCGGCGTTGTCCTGGTCTTGCCAGTCACGTTGACGTCGGCTGAAATTACTGTTGAGCGAGACGGATTGATTCTTGTTGCCGTCGACTTCGAGCAGCGAGGCACTCCGACAACAACAACTGGATCAACGTTGTGGACTCTTGTCTTGACCGGCACAACGCTCGTTCAGATCGTGACAACGATTGCAACGATTGGCACTTATACTGCATCGTCGCTGATTGATTCAGCGACGTTTACAATTCCTGAATCGGGCATTGTGACCGAGCAGTACACTTTCAAGGGACTTGGACAACCAGTCAAGTCGTAAGGTTTACGAACAAATAATTGTAAGGTATCCGAACAAATGGCAAAAGACAAAGACGTAAAAACAGAAACGCCTCAAGGCGGCTTTCGAGATCATCAATGCGAAGCAGAAAAACCTAGCGACAATCAAGTTGCAGGTGAAAAATGATTGGCGAACTGGTCAACAAAATTCTTGAACAATCGGCGCCGCCATCAAACATCGTTGAGCTCACGATTGTTGAAGGCGTCAAGTTAAAATTCAAGTTGCTTGTTGACATGGAGGAACGAATGTCAATGGAGGCAACGGTCATGCAATGGGCGAAGCAAATGCAAAAGTCTGTTCAGGCAGGTCGAATGCTTGCTGAATGGAAGGAAGTTGCGACCGAGAATTTGGCGATCCTGGCTCAATGCAAACTGTTGTCAATGCTGGCTCAGGACGAGCAGTTTCAGAATGAACTTGCTTGGCTGACCATTGCGAAAAAAGCGG